AGGTCCTCCCCGCCGGGCGGCTCGCACCCGGCCGGGACCCGGTCACCCACACCAGCGGCGGCACCCGGCACACCCCCGGCGCCGCCCCACCCGCGTACGCGAGCTCGGGCACCCGCCACCGCACAGGCACCGGAGGAGGCCCACGATGACCGTCCTCGCCTACCCGGTCGGCGCGACCCCGAACCTCACCCTCACCGTCGACCCGGCCGCCGCCGACACCGCGGCGACCGTGGTCCTCGACGCCCCGACGGGCGTGAACCAGAACCCCACCGCCACCCTCGGCGACGCCGTACCCGGGTCCACCGCCCGCACGCTGACCGCCACCGGCGCCACCCTCGACGAGGCGGGCACCTGGTACGCGGTGTGGACGGTCACCGGCACCGGCCACGGCACCGCGGTGCAGGAGATCCGGGTCACCGCCGTACCCGTCGCCGGCACCACACCCACGTTCGACCCCACCACGGCGGTCGGGCAGGTACGGCTCCTCATCTCCGACATCGACCCGGCGAACCTCGTGTTCTCCGACGCCGAGCTCACCGCGTTCCTCACCCTCAACGCCGCCGCCGTCCGGCTCGCCGCCGCGCAGGCACTCGAGACGATCGCCGGGAACGAACTGCTCGTCACCAAGGTGATGCGCACCCAGGACCTGCAGGTCGACGCGTCGAAGGTGTCCGCCGAGCTGCGGGCACTCGCGGTGTCGCTGCGCTCCCAGCACGAGGCCGGGTACGGCGACTCCGGGTCCGGGTTCGAGATCGTCGACTTCGACCCGTACTCGTGGGGCGCGGCCGAGCTCGTCGAGTGGCCGAGGTACTGATGCCCCGCCCCGGCACCGGCCCGATCCACCCCCGCTTCGAGGAACGGAACCGGGCGGCCGCGACCGGCACCATGACCGCCGAGGCCGTCATCACCCGCGACGCCGGGCCGGGCACCTTCGACCCGGTCACACGCAAGACGCCGCAGCTCCCCGACACCACCGTCCACACCGGACCGGCCCGGGTGCAGACGATGCTGCGCCTCAACCTGCCTGCGGAGTTCGGCGGCCAGCAGGTCAGCCTGCACCGCTACCAGGTGTCGATCGCCTGGGACGCACCCGAGATCCGCGTCGACGACACCGTCCACTTCACCGCCGCGTCCGACCTCCTGCTCGCGGGCCGGAAGGCGCGGGTCCTCGACGTGATCTTCAGCTCGCTGCAGCTGCAGCGAGACCTCATCTGCGAAGACATCCTGGGATAGGAGGCGGCCGTGGCCTCGCTGTGGTTCGACGGCATCGACCGGGTCAACACCCTCGCGGTGGACCTGGCGAAGTCCGGGGTGAAGGTCGGCGCCGCGGCGCAGACGGTGGTCGCGAAGGTCGCGCACGACGTGGAGGCCAGCGCGAAGGCGTTCTGCCCGGTCGACACCGGGAACCTGCGCGGCTCCATCGGCACGGACCTGGGCGTGCTGCAGGCCGCGATCGGCCCGACCGCCAACTACGGCGGGTACGTCGAGTGGGGCACCTCCCGGATGGGCCCGCACGCGTACATGGGCCCGGCGCTGGACCGGCACGCCGCCGAGTTCGAGGACGGCATCGCCATCGCGGCCCAGCGCGGCACCCTGTGAGCGTCCCGTCCTCCCGCACGCACACGGACGCGTTCCTCGCGCTGCTCACCGCGGGCGGGGTGACGTGGTTCGACAACGACGTCCCCGCCGCGCCCGTGACGCCGTACACGGTCGTCTACACCGACCCGGGCACCGCCCGCTCGCCGGTGCTGGCGCTCGGCTCCGTGGACCTGACGCAGCTCATCCAGTGCACCTCGGTCGGCGCGGACCGTAACGAGGCCACCGCTGAGGTCGACGCGGTCCGCGCCGCGCTGCTCGAGAAGGTCCCCGTGCTGGCCGGCCGGTCGTTCGACCCGATCGAGCAGGAGCCCGGCGGCCCGGGTGTGACCAAGGACGACGACACCCGGACAGCGGACGGCCGGGTCCTGTTCTACGGCGTCACGTTGTGGCGCATCCACTCGACCCCCGCCTGACGCGCCAGAGCGGTGACCCGGATCGCTCCGGTGCCACCGCTCTGCGCCTGGACGGCGTCAACGGCCTCGTCTAGCAGACCGGCCTTGGTGGTCCCCGAAGGGGCCTCGGGCTATTGCGCCGATCGTACCCCCGCCACGTCCTGAGGAGCCCCGCATGGCCCAGCTCACCGCACTGCAGAACTCCCTCCCGGGGGTGACGCTCCCGTTCGTCGCCGCCAATGCGGGCGGCGACACGCTCGCGCCAGACGACCGCACCGCACTGCTGGTCAAGAACGGCAGCGGGTCGTCCATCACCGTCACCTTCGTGACCCCGAACACCGTGTCAGGGCTTGCGATCGCCGACGTGGTCCTCACCGTGGCCGCGGGAGCGACCGCCCTGAGCCCGACCCTCACCTCTGCGCTGTTCGGGGACCCGACGAGTGGCCTGGTGACCATCAACTACTCCGCCGTCACGACCGTCACCGTCCAAGCCGTCCGCGTCTGACCCTGGGAGCCCGCATGTTCATGACCCACCCCGACCTCCCTGGCCAGCCGGTCACCGAGGTCGACGACGAGGCATTCCGCACCGCCTGGCAGTACCGCGGCTGGGTCGAGGCGAAGCCCGCGCCGCCCGTCGAGGACCTCACCGTCGACGAGGTCGTCGCGGAGGTCGGTGACGACCCGGCACTCGCCGTGGCCGCTCTCGACGCCGAGAAGAAGCGCGACAGGCCGCGCACGACCCTCACCAAGCAGCTCGCCGGGATCGCCGGTACCGAGCCGACCGACACCCCGAAGGGGAGCTGACCCATGTCCCGCAAGATGCCCATCGGCAACATCAAGGTGTGGTTCCTCGCCACCCCGCCCGCGAACAAGGCCGCCCCCACCACCACGGAGATCAACGCCGGTGTCGACCTGACCGCCTTCCTGCAGCGCGACGGCCTGAAGACCCCGAAGAAGGGCAACACGGTCGACATCGCGGACATCTCCGACCCGTACAACTCGACGTCCCCGGGCACCTACGGCGGCGACCCGATCACCCTCGGCCTGTTCCGCGACGACACCACCGACACCGCCTGGACCACGCTCCTGCCGGTCTCCGCTGGCGCCCCCAATGGCACCTCGGGAGCGTTCGTGATCCGCCGCTTCGGGGGCTCCACCGTGGCGATCGCCGCGGGGCACAAGGTCGAGGTGTGGCCGGTCTCGGTGATCTCCGCGGAGAACAACGACACTGGCGAGACCCCGACGGCGTTCACCGTCACCTGTGCCGTCACGTCGCCGCCGAACGACCGCGCGATCGTCGCCTGATGGGCGAGGCGCCGACGTGGGCGGAGCAGAAGCGGAAGTTCGCTCCGCCCACCGAGCGGGTCCAGCTGTGCTCCCGCCCGGACCTCATCGCCCGCATCGAGGAGCTCAAGGGCGAGCACAACATCGCCCGGGTCCGCGACGAGATGACCAACGAGCCCGACCGGGCGCCGGCCATCGCCGACGAGATCGAGGCCCTGCGCGAGGAGGCCCTCGCCGAGACGGTCACGTTCGTCCTGCAGGGCATCCCCGCGCACGTCGAGGAGGCCCTGCAGGAGAGGTACCCGCCCACGCCGGAGCAGCGGGAGATCGCGAAGCGCGAGAACTTCCACCTGCCGTACGACCCTGACGGGTTCCAGCCCGCACTCCTCGCCGAGTGCTGCATCGAGCCGACCGGCATGACCCTCGCCGACTGGACCGAGCTGTGGGCGTCGTTCACCGACGGGCAGCGGGCCCGGTTCCGGCAGGCCCTCGGTGTCGTGAACCACGGGGTGTCGGACGTCCCAAAAGGCGTGACCGGCTCCGAGAAGATCAGGGGTACCGAAGCGAGCTGAGGCTCTCGATGCGCCTCGGCGTGCCGCGGTCGATCCTCAACGGCCGCACGCCCGTCGACGGGGAGCCGTACTGGCTTCCCGCCGACCGCGACGGGCTCCTCGCACTGCAGTCCGATGAGGACTCCCGCTGCCCCAGCTGCGCGCAGCTGCTCGAACTGTCCATGGACGACGACCTGTCCGAGCTGTGGGACACGAGGACGCCGACCTGCCACTCCTGCGCCGCATCGGCCCGCAAGAAGCGGGCCCTGCAGGACGGCGAGGAACCGACCCGGCATCCCACCGACGGCCGGAAGGTCGTCCCGTACATGGACCAGGCAGTAGACGAGGAGGTGGACAGTGACTGATCGTTCCGTCGTCGTCCGCCTCCGCGCCGAGGCCGGGTCCTACCTCGCGACCATGGGCGCCGCCGGCGCGTCCACCCGCAAGCTCGCCGTCGACCTCGCGGCCGCCTCCGCCGCGGGCAAGAAGGGCACCAAAGAAATCGCGCACGGCGCCGCCCTCACCGGCGCGGCGATACTCGGCATGGCCGGGTTCGCCGTGAAGGCGTTCGCGGACTTCGACCAGGCCATGTCCCGTGTCAAGGCGAACTCCCACGCCACCTCCGCCGAGTTCGCGCAGCTGCGGGACGCCGCCATGGAGGCGGGCATCCGCACGAAGTACAGCGCCACGGAGGCCGCGGACGCGCAGAACGAGCTCGCGAAGGCGGGCATGGGCGTCGGGGAGATCCTCGGCGCGCTGCCCGGCACCCTCGCGCTGGCAGCCGCCGGCGAGATCGAGCTCGCGGACGCGGCGGCGATCACGACCGCCACCCTCGCGCAGTTCCACCTCGCCGCGTCCCAGGCGGGGCACGTCGCCGACGTCCTCGCCTCCGGCGCCGACAAGTCCCGAGCGGACGTCGCCGGGCTCGGTGAGGCACTGAAGTACGCCGCGCCCGCCGCGTACGTCATGGGCGTCTCCCTGGAGGAGACCGTCGGCGTGCTCGGACTGTTCGCGCAGAACGGCCTGGAGGGGTCCAAGGCGGGCACCTCGTTCGTCGACGTCCTCACCCGCCTCTCCGGCCGGTCCCTCAAGGCCGCGAACGTCATCGAGGACCTCGGCCTTCGGTTCTTCGACGCGAAGGGGCAGTTCGTCGGCATCGCGCAGGCCGCGGAGCAGCTCAACGTCAAGATGTCGAAGCTCAGCCAGCGGGCCCAGCTCGACGCCCTGAAGACCATCTTCGGACTGGAAGGTCTCCCCGGCGCGATCGCGCTCCTGCAAGCGGGCGGGCACAGCGTCGAGCAATGGACCGAGAGGGTCGACGACGCCGGGTTCGCCGCCACGAACGCCGCGACGAAGATGGACAACCTGAAGGGCGACGTCGAAACCCTCGGCTCCGCGCTGCAGACGAACCTCCTCAAGGCCGGATCGGGCGCGAACGGCGTGCTGCGCATGCTCACGCAGGGCGCGACCCGGCTGTCCGAGCAGGTCGGTGGCCTGCCCGAACCGCTCGCGCAGTCCGCGTTCTGGCTGACCGCCATCACCGGCACGACCCTCGCCGCGGGCGGGGCGTACGGCACGCTGGCGCCGAAGATCCACACGGCCCGCGCCGCGCTGGAGGCCCTGGGCCCGACCGGTGTCCGGGCGAACGCGACGCTCGGGAAGATGGGCAAGGCCGCCGGCGCTGCTGCGGCCGCGTTCGTGGTTCTCGAGATCGCCGGCGCAGTCACGCACTCCATCCAGGACGCCATGATCGGCGCCACCCCGGGTATCGAGCAGTTCACCGCGGCGTTCCGGATGCTCGCCGAGACCGGCAGCTCCGGGGGCCTGGACCGCATCGGCGTCTCGATGGACCGGCTCCAGGAGAGCCTGCGGCGGCTCACCGACAAGTCGGGCATGGAGAAGTTCGCCGACGCGATGCAGACCCCGTTCAAGGGGATCTTCGGGGAGGCGCAGTCCCTCGCGCAGGCGAGGCGGGACTTCGAGGGCGTGGACAAGGCCCTCGCCGCGATGGTCGCGTCCGGGCACGCGCAGGAGGCCGCCCTCTCCATCGCGCAGATCGGGATGTCGACCTCTCAGGCCACCGCCGTCCTGCCCGGGTACACCGAAGCCGTGCAGGGCGCGGCGAACGCCGCCGGCGACTCGGCCAAGGGCAACGAGATGGGCGCGACCGCGGTTGCGGCCATGGCCGCGGAGGCAACCGCCGCGACGGAGGCGGTGAAGAACTACAGCAACGCGCTGTCCGGTATGACGCCGGAGGGCCAGGCCATCCAGGACACCATCGCCATGAACAAGGCCCTGGCCGGCGCGAAGTCCGCGATCACCGAGATGGGCAAGGCGGCACTCGACAGCAAGGGCAACCTGGACCTCACGACCCTGTCGGGACAGGAGGCGATGGGCGCGCTGATGTCGGTCGCGACGTCGGCGCGGAACGTCGCGGCCGGGATGCGGGAGGCCGGGTCCTCGGAGGAGGTGGCGAACGCGAAGCTCGAGAAGGGGCGGAAGGTCTTCCTCAGCCTCGCGGCCGCGGCCGGCCTGGGCGCGGATCAGGCGGACGAGCTCGCGAACGCGCTCGGGCTGCTGCCGGTGCACACCGATGCTTCCGTCGCGACGCCGGGCGCCAAGCGGTCGACGGGCGAGGTGTACGACCTGCAGGGCCAGATCAAGCTGCTGAAGTCGAAGATCGTCGCCGTGAAGGAGACCGGTGCCACCGAGTCCTCCGCCGAGGTCATCTACATGCGCCGCCAGATCGCGTTGCTCGAGGGGAAGGTCGTGAAGATCTTCCTCAACACCTACCGGACCAACTTCGTGTCCACGGTGGACAACGGTGTCCGTGGCGGCAAGGGCAACACTCTGGGCGGGGTCCTGAAGGCCCGCGCGTCCGGCGGGCCGGTCAGCAAGAACCAGCCCTACTGGGTCGGCGAGGAGGGCCCCGAGCTGATGTTCCCCGGGCACGACGGCACCATCGTCCCGAACCGGCCCTCGCAGGACATCGTGAACCGGTTCGCCGGGACCGCGAGCTGGATCGGCGGCGGCATGTCCGCGAGCGCCGGCGGTGGCGCGGGCGGCGGAACGGTCACCGCCGTGCTCTCACCGCAGGACCGCAGGCTGCTGCAGGCCGTCGCGAACCGGCCGGTCGACTTCACCGGCGTGCTGAAGGTCGACTCCGAGGTCGTGGCCCGTACGAACAACGCCGGGCAGAAGAAGCTCGCCCGGAAGGGCTGAGCCTCACCGCCGCCGCGGCGCGGTGAGCTGGTTCAGCAGCAGGCCTCCGACGAGGAACACGGCGCCGATGATCCCGCGCACGCCGCGGCCCGTGTCGGCGTTGCCCATCACCACGCTGACCAGCAGCAGGACACCAAGGCCCGCCAGTAGGGCTCCGGTGATCGCCATCGGGGACTGCTTCGGGCGCTGCACAGTCGTCATGGCCGAACACCTTGCACCCGCAACCACGGGTGCGTCAACGAGGGGAGGTGTCGGATGCCCGACTGGTCTCTCGCCCGCCGCGGCCTGCCGCCGACCAACCTCCCCGCGCCCGGACGCGGCTACACCCGCACCCTCGACAAGATCGGCGGCACCCACTCGAGCCTCAAGGCCGCCCGCACGCGGGACGTGATGGGCCGCAAGCGGACATACACCCTGCCGTGGGAGAAGCTCACCGACGCGCAGTGGAGGCTCGTCGAGCAGTACCACGACGGGTCCATGGGCCTCGGCCCGTTCGAGTACCGCGAGCCCGGCCAGCCGATGGTGCTCGTCAACGTCGACTCCCTGACCGACACCACGCCCCTGTACGCGAACTGGCACTCCGGGACCCTCGTGCTGGAGCAGGTGTGATCACCGACCCCGGCGGCCTCGCCACTGCGGCGGCGCGGCAGGAACGCGCGCCGCGCGCGAAGGTGACCGTCGACTGGGACAACAACGGCGTCGCCGGGATCGACGACGTGTCAGCTCAGGTCGGCACGGTCCGCGTCACGAGGCAGATCACCGGGGACCTTCCCGACGAGGTGACCACCGTCGAAGGGTCGTCGGTCGCCGAGGCCGTGGTCGAGCTTCCGATCGGGGACGCGACCGACAACGCGAAGCACGCGGCGTGGTACTTCTCCCGGTTCAACCCGGCCTCCCCCCTCGCGGGGAAGGAGAGGCTCGCCCGGCCGGTGACCGTCGATGTGGGGTTCGACTCGGGTGCCGGCCCAGTGACGGTGCGCCGCTTCACGGGCATCTCCTCGGCGCTGCCGGTGTCGTCGACGGACCGGACGGCTGAGTTGACGGCGTGGGATGGCCGGGAGATGATGCGCTCGAAGGTCGACGTGCCGGCCGTGGCCGCCGACGTCGGGCCGGGGTCCATCAAGAAGCCGGGTCTGAACGCGCAGTGGCTGGTGGACCTGGCGTTCCGCCGCTGTGGGTTCAACGCGTCCCCGAACTGGGGGGCGGCGAAGACCTTGGTGTCCGCGACGATGCACGGCTCCGCGGCGCCGGACGTGGGGCGGCTTTTCCGCGCGGGCTGGTACGACCCGGCCGCCGGCACGCATGAGCGGTGCCGCTTCACCGATGGCCGGTTCGGCTACGCCCTGGACCGCGCGGTCACGTCGGGGGCGGCGGTGTCGCAGTACAACGTCGTGGAGTACGAGCTCGCGCGGCAAGTCGGGTTGCCGTCGAAGACGTGGGATCTCCTGTGGGGCGAGCTGTACCTCTCGGACATCCCGGCGGGCCTGGACCTGACCACGCCGTTCCTGCTGGTGAACATGTTCAACGGCAAGGACCCCGACATCATCACCGTGGACCTCCGCGACGTCGGCGGGGTCCGCAAGATCCGAGTGGCGTACAGCCGCGGCACAAGCGGCGCCTCGTACGCGGAGTACGACTTCACCGCGACGTTCTACATCCAGTTCGGCGTCCAGTGCACTGACATAAACCGCGTGGTCTGGGCGCGGCAGGACTTCGTGGACCCTGCGTTCGTTGGGTCATCCGCCGACCTCGCACTGCCGATGGACACCGGCCTGATCGACCGCGTGCAGATCAACGCCCTCGGTGTCGTCGAGGGGTTCAGCCTCGTGCAGGAAAACCCCGGCTCCTACTCGTACCCGTTCTCTGGCCGAGCCCACGTCGCCGGCGTGGACCTCGGGAGGTCGAAGAACGAGCTCGTCGCGGCGCTGCCGAGTGACTCCCGCGACGCGTGGGGACTGGTGCAGGAGATCGCGTCGGCGGAGTTCGCGTGGTGCGGGTTCGACGAGAACATGCGGCCGTTCTACCGGACCGGCGAGTTCTGGACCGGCGCCGCCCGCCAGACCGCGTCCGAGACCGTCACCTCCCAGCAGAAGTTGCTGGCACTCGCCTACGACGACGGCATCGACAAGGTGCGGAACCAGATCAAGGTCCCGGTCAAGGCGCTGACCGTGACACCGCTGCAGGATGTGTGGACCGCGGACACGCTGTTCCTGCTCGCCCGGTCGTCGACGACGTTCTTCGTCGAGTTCACCGACCCCCTCGTGGAGCTCGACACCACCGTCATCTCCGGCACCGCATCGGCCGGGTCGTCGCGGGTGCGGGCGAACACCAAGTCCGACGGCACCGGGACCGACAGGTCCAGCTACATCAAGGTCACGATCGACTCCTGGACCTCGTCCACCGCCAAGATCACGGTCACGAACAACCTGAACGCTCGACTGTGGATCGTGGACACCACCGGCGCGTCGGCGCTCGTGCTGGCCGGCCGGCAGATCATGGTCAACGACCGGACGACCACCTTCGCCTACGAGGCCGACGCGGCGTCGATCGCCGTGTTCGGAGAGCAGCCGCTGGATCTCCCCGAGAACCCGTGGCGACAGGACCTCGGGTTCGCGAAGGGTGTCGCGTCGGCGCTCAAGGGCCGCCTCGCGCAGCCCAACCCGACGCTGACCGGCATCCGGGTCCTCGGGAACCCGCTACGGCAGCTCGGTGACCGGGTCCTCGTCCAGGACCCCGAAGGACTCGTCCTGGACGAGGAGTACTGGCTGACCGGGATCACGGACGAGCTGTCCCCGGACAGCGGCTACACGCAGGCGCTCGACGTACGGCAGGCCTGGACCGCAGGCATATGGGGTGTGTCGCGATGGGGCGACGGAACGAGCTGGGGGTAACTAGATGACGTTCCCGATCGCCCGGGTCAACAACGGCGACCTGACCGACGCGTCGCAGTACGACAGGCTCGCCGACGCGGCCGAGTACCTCGACGACGTCGTCAACGGCCCGTTCAACACCTACGCCCCGGCGTGGACCGCGGCCACGACGAACCCCGTCATCGGGAACGGCTCGATCCTCGGTGAGTACAAGGTGTTCGGGCCGATGATCTACGTGCACGTGCGGATCACCATGGGGTCGACGACCACGTACGGGTCCGGCGGGTACTTCGTGTCCGCGCCGCTCACCGCGACGGGACGACATGAGCTGAGCGGGATCATCCGCACAACGTCCAGCACGCTGATCCAGGCCGAGATCATCGCGTCCGGTCTGTTCGTCCCGCGCTACCTGGCAACCGCGCCGTCGCTGACGCAGGTCTCCCAGGGTGCGCCCACCACGCTGGCGAGCACGCACATCCTGGAGTTCTCCGGCTGGTACACCTGATGCCGCACCGCAGGTTCCTCGGGCGCGGGCTCGAGGATCTCCCCCGCGTCGTGCTCATCACCAGTGGCCGGCACCCGTGGGAGATCAGCGGGCTGTGCATCTTCGTCATCGTCGGCCTGGCGCTGGTCGGTGGCGCGGCGCCCGCACCGTCGAGTGTGGACGCTCTGCTGCCGGGCTGGTTCGTGGCGTGCTGGAAGGCGCAGTTGGCGATCGGCGCGGCGGCGGCGCTGGCGGGGATCTCGCTGCCGCAGAGCACCGTGCACCAGCTGATGCTCTCGCAGGTCATCGAGCGGACCGCGATGATCTGGTTCGGCACGGCGACCCTCGTGTTCCCGGTCGTGCTGGCGGCGACGGGCCGCTCGCCCGCGCTGACGGTCATCGGGTACGCCACCGCGTACGGGGTGGGCGGCCTGGTCCGGGCGTGGCAGATCAGCCGGAACCTCGCACGCCTGCGGGAGGCGAGCCGACCCGCCGAGGGTGAGCCGTCGTGACCATCGACGGCCTGACGCAGATCGTCGTCCTGCTGGGCACGGCGGCGGGCGCGGTGGGCGGCACGAGCGCGTTCGTCATGGGCTGGCTGAACCGGCGGCAGACGCAGCGGAACCTCGCGGCGCAGGGCGCGATCGCGGAGGCCGGGGCGGCGGAAGTCGTCACCGGCGCCGCGCTGGAGCTGCTGGAGCCGCTGCGGGCCGAGCTGCGGGAGGCGCGGCAGGAGATCGCCAGCGCCCGCACGGAGGCCCGTGAGGCCCGCCGTGAGACCGAGGCGGTACGGCAGGAGCTGTCCGACGTGAACATCAAGGCGCGCGCGTTGATGCGGGCGCTCACTCAGGCGCAGGACGAGAACACGCAGCTGCGTGAGGACAACGTGCGCCTGTCCGACGAACTCGCCCGGCGCCGCGGACGTGGCGCCTGAGACCTGAGGAGGACCCCGCATGGCAACACGCGAAGCACCTGCGCTCGCGCAGTGCAAGACCCACCTCGACCGGCTCGGCCACGCCGATGGCTGACCTCAAGGCACTGCCCGTGTGGGGCGTCGACGTGTCCTCGTGGCAGGGTCCGTTCGCCGGCAAGCCGCACCCCGTGTGGTCGCGCGTGAAGGCCGCCGGCGCGAGCTTCGCGTTCATCAAGGCATCCCAGGGCTCCAGCCACGTACACCGGGCGTGGACGGCCTACCAGTGGCCCGCGCAGGCCAAGGCCGCCGGGCTGCTCGTCGGGTCCTACCACTTCGCCGAGCCGGGGCAGGGTACGCCGGAGCAGCAGGCCGACCTGTACCTGAAGACGATCGGCGCGGCGGCCACCGAGCGGGGATGGTTCCCGCCGGTCCTCGACATCGAGACCACGGGTGGCCTCCCGAGCGCGGCGCTGCGGGCGTGGGTGGACCGGTTCATCAAGCGGATCCAGGCCAAGACCGGGAAGCCGCCGATCGTCTACACCTACGTCGCGTTCTTCAACTCCCAGCTGGGCCGCGGCTCCGGGTGGCTGCGGGAGGACGTGCCGCTGTGGATCGCGCACTACACCGCGGCCGACGCCCCGGGGCTGGCCCGGTCGGCGTGGGAGCTGTGGCAGCACACCTCCACCGCCCGCGTCCCCGGGATCGCCGGGGACTGTGATCGGAACGTGTTCGACGGCAGCCTCGCGGAACTCCGCGCGCTGGCCCGCATCGCCCCCGCACCACCCAAGCCCCCCACGAAGGAGGACACCGTGCCGACGCTCGACCAGGTCGCCCGGACGCTCACGAACATGGGCCGCGTCGTGGAGTCCCTCGCCACGACCGTGCAGCAGCACACCGACTATCTCGAGCAGGACGCCGTGCAGGACACCGAGCTCGCCGCGAAGGTCGACGAGATGCGGGCGGCGCTCGAAGCCATGCAGGACACCGAGACCACCACCGGAGGTACGCAGTGACCACGGATCCGATCAGCCCGCCCCGCACCCGCGTGCAGGCCGCGAGCGCGTACGCCACCGACCTGGCCGAGCGCGTCGCGGCGACCGCCGGCGAGACGTTCCTCGCCACCCTCGTGGCGTCCGGCTGGTTCGACGTCCAGGGCATCACCGACACGAGCCTGCTGCAGAAGGCGGGCATCGCCGCGATCGCCGCGGGCCTGGCCGTGCTGAAGGGCGCGGTGGCGAAGTGGGTCGGCGACCGCCGGTCGGCATCGCTCGCCCCGTCTGTGCGGGCATGACCGTCTCGACGCTGCTGCTCGTGGCCGCGCTCGCGTGCTTCGTGCTCGCGGCGGTGCCGGTGAACACGGGCCGGGTCGCGGTCGGCTGGGCGGGCGCGGCGCTGTTCACGGCCGCGGTCCTGCTCGACGGGGTCGCACTCCAGACCTGACCCGCCGTACCCCGCGCACGACAGCGCCCCCGATCTGCCCACTCCCCTGGGGCAGATCGGGGGCGCTTTGTCGTGTTGCTACGGCTTGCGTTCCACGACCTCCCATGACCGCTGGCAGATCGAGCAGAGCACCAGCTGTAGCTCACCCGACGCCAGTAGTACATGATCGAATCTGTGACCGTGGGCGTCGCACTCGGCCTCGGCGAGCTTCTCCCGCGCCTCGGCCAAGGTGTACCGCGGCTGACTCACGCGCCCGGCCGGTCGAACTCCCCGGCCTGCGCGCCCTTCAGGAACGCGTCCCACTCCGGCGCGGTGTACGACAGCACCCCACCGTCGGGGTCCTTCGAGTCCCGCACCAGCACACCGCCGTCGTTGAGGTGCGCCACCTCCACGCAGCTGCCGTTGGCGCTGCTGTAGGTGCTCTTCTTCCACTTCACGACCTGCATGACCGTCACCCTGCCTCTCCCTCGATATCTCTCATCAGCGTAGCGACCAGAGCGGCGGATGCCTCCGGGCTCAGTGCGGCCGCTCTCAGCCGGTCGAACACCTGCCGGAACCGGGCCAGGTCCGGCTCGTCCTCCATGAACAGCTGCCCGGCCAGACCGTCGACGTACACGACGCCGGGGACCTCGGCCTCGGGCAGGTCGAGGATCACGAACGAGCCGTCCATGCCCGGGTACGCCCCGGCGGCGTACGGGATGATCTGCACGGTGATGTGCGGCGCCGCGGCGACCGCGATCAGGTGCCGCATCTGCTCGGCCATCACCTGCGGCCCGCCGACCATGCGGTGCAGCGCGGCCTCGTCGAGGATCGCCCACAGCTCCAGCGGCCGGGTCCGGTCCAGGACCAGCTGCCGCTCGGTGCGCACCTTGACCCGCTGCTCGACGTCGTCGCTGGTCATCGGCAGCTCGCCCCGGATCAGCGCGCGGGCGTACTGCGGGGTCTGGAGCAGGCCGGGGACGCGGGTCACGTCGAACGTCAGCGCCGCGCCCGCCTCCGCTTCCACCTCGATCAGCGACAGCAGGGCGGGCGAGAGGTCGCCGACGTAGGGCTGCCACCACCCGTGCCCGTCGGCGCCCTGGGCGAGCGCGAGGACGCGGGCGCGCTGCTCGCTGTCGACGCCGTACAGCTGGAGCAGCCGGGCGAGCTTGAGCCGGGACGGCAGCGGCTTGAGGGCGGGGTTCTCCCACCGGTGCACGGTGGAGGGGTCGACGGCGAGCGCGTCGGCGACGGCGCTCTGGAGCAGCCCGGCGGCCTCGCGGAGCTGCCGGAGGACGCGGGCGAGCCGCTGCTGCCGCAGCGTCGGCGCCGGGCGCTGGCTGGTCACGGCTTCCACTCCTCGCGGTAGTCCGGGTGGTCGGAGAAAGCGGCGGCACGGTGCCGGGCGGCACGAGGGAGGAACATCGCGGTCAGCGCCCAGCCGAGCTGCCGCAGCGCTCCCGAGAGCTGCGCGCACTGTGTCACAAACAGGCGGCCGTGCACGGCGGCGGCCTCCTCGCGGCGATGCGCCGGGACGCCGATCAGGAAGTCCTCTCGGTCCTGCAGGATCTGCCGCTCGGTCTCCGCGCCGAGCTGCGCGGTCAGGAACTCGATCAACGTCACAGCGCCTCCCCTCATCGGTGTCGGAATCCTACTCCGCGCAATTAGTCACGTGCAAGGCTTGCATGTGCCGGGTGTTCGGGTGCATGCTCTTCCCAGCAGGTCAACACCGACACCCTCCCCCGGAGGCGCGTGATGGACCAGCACAACCGCACCGCGTGGCCCAGCCGCGCCGGATGCGACGACCCACACCCCATCGACACCCACCTCGACGCCCTCGACGCGGCCGCGTACCCGCCGCCCCTCGACCGGTTCGAGACGCTCGTCCGCCACGCCGTCCGCGAGATGGACCTCCACATCGACCAGGACGGGCTCTGCGCCGTCGAGGGCAGCGCCTGGCCCTGCGCCCGAGCCCTCCTCGCCGAGCACAACCTGGAGTTGGCCCGCCCCCACGGCGGTGCGCGGTGAGACGCCGCGTCCACCAGGCCGAGATCGAGCTGGCCCGCCTCATGATCGACGAGGCGTACCGCAGGCGGAGCCGGTCCCGGTTCCCCTGGTACGCCCTCGCCGTGCTCGCCGCCTTCGCCGTGCTCACCCACCTCGGGATCGTCCGGTGAGGCGCGAAGGCGCCGGGTGGCTGATCGTCGCGGCCGCCACGTACCTCGCCCTGATCGTCGCCGCAGCCGTCGTCGGGACCGCCCTGCACATCCTCATCGGGCGCATGTCATGAACCCGCCCGCGGACTGGTGGCGGGAGCGCTCCGCCGACATCGACCGCGCCACCACCGGGCCCGGCCCCGACCCCATCGCCCGGCCGCTCACCTAGCCGGACCCCCCAGACGCCCGGACCGGCGGTGCTGTCCCCACACTGACCGCCGCCGGTCCGGGCCACCACCCACCGTAGGAGGCACCGTGCAGCGCAGCATCACCAGTCAGCTCGCCTGGCGCATGGCCGTCACCGTCATCGCCGTCACCCTCGCGCTCGCCGGCGGGCTCACCCTCGCCGGGGTCATCCACATCGTGTGGCCGGACCTGTAGCCGTGGACGCCGAGCTCGCCGCGGCGCGCAAGCTGCTGCGCCACTGGCGCGCCTGCGCCGAACGCAAGCAGACGCCCGACGGCTGGCAGTGCCACGCCGACGCAGGGCAGGCCGCGCACGAGCTGGAGCTCGCCATGGCCCGCGCCACCCAGACCCCTCCCGCGCGCGCGTGAGGCCCACCGAGACACCCCAGGAGCACAGCATGACACTGCAGTGGATCAAGGCGACCGCGTCCGCCGACGCCGCATGCGTCGAGCTCGCCGAGTCGAGCGGCACCTACCGGATGCGCGACAGCAAGGACCCGCGCGGGCCGGTGCTGGAGTTCAGCCGGCAGGAGATCGCCGCGTTCCTCGACGGCGCGCACAAGGGCGAGTTCGACCACCTCGTGGTCTGACCGCGGACTCCCCTGCCGTGAGGTAGGGGCTCGAGCGCCCGCCACCCCTTCACCGGCCGTGAGGGGTGGCGGGCCCCTTCGCGTTCAGCCGAGGGCCAGCTCTAGCGGCACTGCGCCCCGCGGTGTCGCCGCGCGGTGGCGCACGTTTGGCGCACGTCCGGGACTGTAGCCCGGACAGCACAATGCCCCTCACCCGCGTTTCCGCAGGTGAGGGGCGTTGTAGCCCCGAAGGGATTCGAACCCTCGCTACCGCCTTGAGAGGGCGATGTCAGCATGGCCGGTCACCCCTCCTGACCTCCGGGTTCGCCGCGTCGGCGCTGGTGACAGCGTATCTAAACTCGGAAAAGATCACAAGAGTTGGGATAAGTTAGGAGCCCTGGTGGCGCACGTTTGGCGCACGCCGGGGACGCTCGAGCACCGCCACGGCATCCTCGAAGCGGTCCGGCCCCAAGTGCGCGTACCGCTGCGTCGTGGTGATCGAGGCGTGGCCCAGCAGCAGCTGCACCTCCTGCAGTGGGCGCCCCGCCTGCACCAGCGCGCTCGCGTAGCTGTGCCGCAGGTCGTGCACCCGCACATCCGTCCGTCCCAGCGCCCTCGCGACCGCCGGCCGGAATACGTCCCGGCCCCACGTGTGCCGCGAGAGCATCCCCACCGGCTGGGGCTGGAACACCAGCTGCCGCCCGCGCGCTGGGTACCGGGCGAGGTGCTCGGCCAGGAGCTCACACAGCTCGTCGGTGAGCGGCAGGGTCCTGCGCGCCTTGCTCTTCGGGTACGGCTTGATCTCGCGCCGGCCTCCGACCTCGACGAGGACGTCGACGACGTCGAGGCGCTTGCGGAGCGGGTGCAGCCGGTCGGCGTGCAGCCCGGCCACCTCGCCCCAGCGCATGCCGGTCAGGTAGAGCGTGTAGAAGGCCGTCCAATGCAGCGGGTTGTCGATCTCGTCGCCGACCTGGTCGATCTCCTCGCGGGTGAGGTACACCTCGCAGCCGGGAGGGACCGCCGGGAGGACCGTGTGCTCACATGGGTTCCGCTCGATCAGCCCGTCCCGCAGTGCCGAGAGCAGGATCGAGCGCAGCAGCTGGTGGCAGGCACGGACAGTGGCGGCCGCCAGCCCGGACTTCGAGAGCCGCTTCACCCACCCCTGGACCGCGGTCGGGGTGACGCGGTCGATGGCCACGGCCTCCCACTCGGGGAGCAGGTGCAGGTCGAGGCGGCCCCGGTCGGTCGCCAGGGTGGTCTGCTCGGCGACGCGGTTCGGCCACCACGTCGCCTCGACGAACTCCCCCAGGGGGATGCCGGATGCCTTCGGGTCCACCCATGTGCCGCGGCGCAGCTTCGCGGTGTGCTCGGATGTCCACGCCACCGCGTCGGCGTGCCGGTCGAAGGTGGCGGTGTGCCGCGCGCCGGCGTGGTCTCGGTAGACGCCCTGCCACCGGCCGGACGGCAGCTTACGGGGACGCATCGCAGGTCACTCTCCTGCCGAGCTCGGCCAGAGCCCGGGCCCGCTCGCCGGGGGTGTAGGCCTCGGGGATGACGATGATGCGCTGCTCGGGGTCGTAGAGCGTGCGCGGTACCTCGGCGTACCAGACTTCGGGATGGTCCACGGTGCCCCCCTGGGCGGTCGGAACAAGCGAATCCCCCGGCCGTGTCAGGAACGTAAGGTAACCGTCTGCCAACAAGTTGTGCAGTAAAACTCATCTTTCCCTGGAAGCCTTGACGTGAGCCCGCAGTACGGCTACAGCCTGCCGCCGGTCGACCAGGCTCGGCAGCTGCCGGAAGAGGCGGATCAGTGCCTGCTCGTCGGCGGAGTCGTAGAGGCCCGCGACCGCGAGTAGGTCATCGAGTGGGACACCGAGGCCGCTGGCGAGCTTCTCGAGGGTCCGCCGCCGCGGCTTGGCGCCGGTGACGACACCCGACGAGTAGTCCCCCACGGTCGACAGGGGCATGCCGGCACGCCGGGCCACCGTCTCGAGGGTGAGCCCGCGCTCGTCCATCACGCTGCGGATGTAGGCCGTGAGGGGAGCCAGGCCGCGCCGCTCACTGTCGGTCACACCTCAGAAGATCGGCCTTTCTCCGGGTTTTCTCAACTACCTGGGCTCTCTGTATCGTGTCCGTTTTCCGACTTTGGCGCCATTCGTGACTCCTTGCGTAGACCCCGGAACCCGTTGCGAGATAAGGCCGCGTGGCCTCTTGACGTTTCCGGGTTTCCGAGCTTGAATCTCGGAAAGTTCCTCCGAGTTCCACCAAGTTGGGAGTCACCGCATGGATCGCTGGCTCAACGTCACGGAGGCCGCCGCCTACACGGGCTTCTGCGCCGACAGCGTCCGCGACGCCGCGAAGGCCGGGCAGCTCCAGTCCTCCCGGAAGCCGTCCCTCAAGGGCCAGGGCCACTGGCGGTTCAAGCAGGAGTGGCTCGACCAGTGGCTCACCAGCCCCCGCCGGCGGGGGCCGCGCCGCGGCCGCACCGGCACCGCCGCCTGACCCCTGAACACGACCAGGGCCCGCGCTCCCCGGACAAGGACTCGCGGACCCCAGACGGAAGGAGTGTCCCTGATGGGACAGCCCAGTACCAACACCGAGACGCTGAACACGGGCGACATCGTCCTCTACGTCGGCGACAGGTACCCCCGCCGTCGTGCCGCGCAGAAGGAGTACTGCGTCGTCGGCGTCAACCACGCCGCCCTCCGCCTGCTCGTCTCCGTGGACGCGGAAGGCAATGCGGACTGGTTCGCCGCCGCGGCTGGCGCCCTCCGCGTGGTCCGCCGCGCGACGTACCTGACCGACGAGCACGTCCAGCTGCTGTCCGACGCGCTCACCCTCTTCTGGCACCGGGCGCCGGTCCGGCGCGACGAGGTCAAGGCCCTGCTCACCGCGGTGCCCACCCTCGGGCTCGACGGCGGCGACTACGACCCGAGCGAGGAGTCATGACCGCCGAGTTCGACACCGGCTCGGTGGCGTACGCACCGGTGACCGTGCTCTGCGGCCAGGAGAACGGCGACGGGGACATCCTCGTCGAGTTCGAGGGCCGCGAGGTCACCTACCCCGCCGCCGAGCTCCGCGACCCGGACACCAGCGCGCTGCTGCAGCGGATGCTGACGCCGGCCACGGCGGCCCCGTGGACGGTGCCGGTCGCGATGGACGTGCTGACCCGCGTCTGCGTGGCGATGGCCCGGACCCGCACGGTGCCGCACCACGTGTCCTTCCTGCCGTCCGGCGCGACGCAGGTGGTCCTGACCGTGCGGGACCTGACGTGGGCCGACCGGTTCCTCGCCGCGCTGTACCCGGACGAGGCGGACCGGCCCGTGTTCGAGCACACCGACGGCGCGGTCCGCACGGGCGGCGTGCGGGTGCTGCGGTTCGACGCCGGTGACCCGGGCGCGCCGTCGGGCGTGTGCCTGGTCGCGTTCGTCGAGGTCGGTGACCAGTCGTGACCGCCACCGACCTGGAGCTGCTGGAGGGGGGCCGCGAGTACCTGGCGCGGCCGGATGTGGACCTCTTCCAGGGCGGCACGTACTTCGCCGTCATGGGCGGGAGCGGCGAGGAGGTCACCCACGACGACCGCCGGTGCTGCGGCCTCGGCGCCGTGCTGGCCGCCGCCGGATCCGGGACCGCTAAGGAGCTCGGGCCCAAGACCTTCACCCGCGTCGTGCACCTGCTCGAGAAGGCGCTCCCGGCGGGGAGGACCTCGCCGCGGTTCATCAACTTCAACGACCACCCGTCCACGTCGAAGGCCGACGTGATCGCCGTCTTCGACCGGGCCATCGCCAACCTCCGCGCGGAGCTGACGACGTGAGCCCGGACACGCTGTCGCCGCGCCTGCGGAAGGCCAGTGACATCCGCGAGGGCGACGAGATCCAGCACGCCGACGGCACATGGCTCCCCGTGACGCTCTATAGGCATATTACGTATCCGCTGAAGTTCGTGCGGATCTACTTCGCCGACGGCCGCGAGGTCCACTGCTCCCCCGACAACGAGCTGATGTCCCGCCGGACGTCCACGAAGGACGGTGCATCGTGACCGCCAAGCAGCGCAACAG